TTCTTATAATTCATATCAGCCAAAACTGTTTCAAGTTCTTGGGACTTAGATGCAAGCTCTGATGCAAGTGACTCAGACTTCTCACCAGCTTCAGTCAATTGTGAAGTAAGATCTGCGATCTTTGCTTCCAATTCTGCAACTGTTGTTTCCAACTCAGTAACTCTTGCTTCACGCTCTGACTCATTAGCTTCTGCAAGCTTTGAAGACAATTCGCTATTCTCTTTATTTAAAGAAGCCACGGCCTCTTTCAATTCTTTAATTTGATTTTCAAAAATATCATTTGACATTACATTCTCCCTTTTAGAGATATTAACTTCTGAATAAAGTTGCTTCTCTTTTGTATTTACACCATTTTTAATAAAATTTAAGTTTTCTTCATTTTTAATGTTTGCAAATGAAAAAACTTTATCACGATCAAAGATTATACTATCTGGATTTGCTGGTTTATTTACAAAACCCTTGCCACTAAAAGTAACATTTCTAAGAACTCTGCCTATCTTATGGTCTTGATATGTGCCAGGACCACCATAGGCTCTTAGTTGTTTTGTTAAAAACGAAGAATCTTCATTTCTTGCTATAACATGGTTTTTACCATCTGGGGATGTAATTCCATAATCAAATCCTTTAAATATACACTCCATAGAAACATATTTTTCGCCAGCCTCTATTTCTTGTATCAATTCTTCTGCCCTAGCTTTTAATTCAGGGTCTTGCCATTGCCTATAAATTACAGAAGAAACCAAGATATGATATTCTTCCGGTAAATCAGAAATATCAGTATCATCATTAATTAATTCAAAATCAAGATCTACAGGCCAGCTTTCTATAATAGCCCCAACCATTTGTTTTTCATCATGTTCTAAATTAGTTGGTTTAAATACAGGAGTATTTCTAGCAGCCCATACTTCTTCTTTAGTAAAAACATCGTCGTTTCTATTCCATACCGTCGAAACCAATATAGAATACACCTTATACAAATCAGGATCATCTTGCGAAGCAAAAGATTTTAATAAATCGGGAGACTTTTTACTTTTTTGAACAGGAGCATCAAATAAAATAGAAGCCTTGGATCTAATCTCATCTTCTAATCCTAATTCTTTTTCTAAATCATAAACTTTTATATCATTCATTTTATTTCTCGTAATAATAATTTACAAAATAAGAAACACGCATATCCCTTATTTGCTCAACAGTTAAAGTTCCTAAAGTTAATTTAGCTTCCTCAACCCAATTATTAAATTCTTTATGAATAGATTTATTTGGATTTTTAGCAGCTTTTGCTACTGAATTCTCATCAATAGACTGCCCTATATTTAAATTACACAAAATTTCAAATTTTGATTGCTCTAAATCTAAAAATTCTTCTGAAGTTAAATTTCTAATAGAAGATTTACTATAATGATCCAATACTATAGGATTAATTATATCAGAAATATTATCCTGAGCGACTTTAGCCCAAACTAAATCAGAAGCTTTTATTTTTGGAACAAATTGCTTTATCTTTCTTTTAGTTGAATCATTTGAGTTTTTAGGTCTTCCCGGTAATCCAACATTATTAGATGGCTCTTGATTAGTAGAAGGCTGGGAAGTTTTTTCCTTTATATCAATAATAGAATCATCTGTTTTTTCATTTAATTTAAGACCAACTTCAGAAGGACTACTAACACCAGTTTGCAACGCTATTTTCTGTAGCCCATATTGCTTATCTATTTGATGATAAGGGCTAACCTTTTCCATATCTTTTGTATTCCTAGTTGTAGTTTCTTGCTGAACCCTTCTATCTTCTATTTCTGGAGTCGCCTTAATATGTCTTCTAACAAACTCATCGCTAACGATATTTCTATCAGCCATGTTAAGTAGTAGATTAGCCATTGACGCTGGATCTTCCAAATACATAATATCAAATTCAACAATAGCTGGTTGTCTAAAACCCATAGCCTTTTGAACTATCTTTATTTGTTCATTCCAAAACTCTATTAGAATTGATCTTACATAGTTAAGTCTTTCTACTAAAGTTTTAAGAGAAATAAAGTTATTAGTAGTACCGGAAGAACCAAATGTTCCAGTAAGAGTTGGAGGAATTCCGAGACTTGCATAAATAGCCATTAGGGTTGGCTTATACTTTTCTTCACCAAGATAAGACTGAATATCACTACTAGTTTCTAGCAACTCAATATCTGGACCCCAAATAATATCTACTGTCCCACCACCTACATTAGCTCCAAGCATATCAGAGAGTGTTGAAGCAGCAGTTGGTGTTGGTGCTAATTTATGCTCCAAACTACCAATTTTCCAGACTCTAATTTTATTCATAGCTCCGTCTAAAGCTGCTTTATCAGTAAGCTGAAGCCTCTGATATAAATTTAAAGCTTCAAAAGCCGAATAGGTCATAGGGTCTGCCCACGTTTGCCAATCGTCTTTCTTATAGTAGAATATACTGGTCTTTTCAGGAGGTAAAATTATTTTACCATTAGATTCTGTTGCACGAATAATATCAGGAGATATAGTACTTAGGACTTCTTTTACTTTTGGATCGTCACTAATTTGAAGTTTTTTTATTTGGTTTTGTAGTTGAAGTGGGACACTAAGCATTAATGACTTTTTATTCGACAATATTCCTAAAGATCCACCAATAGGTTCAACAAGAAGTGGATCAATAAAATTATATCTCCAAGGTATTTCATTTCTTTTATAAGAAGGATCATCTTTGCTATACCTTACATCAGCAGCAACAGACTTTTGCATTTCTAGTTTTTTAAGCCTGTCGATTCTTGCTGTGTACCATCGAATCGGAACATTCGCTTCACGAAACAGAAGATGAGCCATACGTTCAGACACTCTTGAACCGTGAACATTTTTAAACCAATCGTTAAAAAATCTTTCAATTCTTTTATTAGGATGAACAAGTCTAATTCCCTGACTACAAAAATCACCCATTAAATCAATAGCATTATGCACCAACCCTATTCTTCTATAAGCATATCTACCAAAGGAAATTATATCTTTTGGTTTTGTTGGAGCAGCCTGCCCTGGTCTAAACCAATCGAAATCTCGACTGTTTAATCCCGGTCTACCTCCAGCGTAATCAGTAAGATTCCTAAAATCTCTTTGATAAGAACTTGCTGTCGAATGAGATGCTTCTTCTAAAGTTTTTGCATATGTACTAAATGCTAATTCTTGGTTTTCTTCAGACTCCCAACTAATATACGCAGGAGATTCTTGATGATTAGCATCATTTATCATCTTAGATTTTGGATATTTATTTTTCATAGTAGCTCGATAATTAAAAAAGATAAAGATTAAATTCAATACCTATTGTTAGTTACACCAATACCTATTGATTTCTACTAATTATTTTAACCGAATTCATAGTATATGATCTAGCCCAATCTTGCCCAAAGTACATATTTTCTTTATTTTCTTGCTTTTTTCCATACAAAGATGATACTACCTTACCGATAATACTATAAGAAGGATTGGGTATTTCCCTATGTATTTCCCTAGCGATCATATTGGCAATAATCAAAGCACTATATCTATCTTTTCTCATTCTTCCTTTCTTTCCGGTTCCAAGCTTTATTTCTGGGGTATCAAATTTTTCTCTACCTGCTTGTGTTCTAGTAACCATAATAGTTGATAATTCAACTTTTAATTCTTCAATATCCATAACCGTATCTTCCAGTGTATCAAACAATTTTAAATTTGCATTATCTCCAAACTTCTTTTTCATTTCATTAAATCTAATTTCATCTTGACTGGATATCATACCAAGGGTTAATTGGTCAAATCTTGGAAATAAAAACATTTTATCTTCCATGTCTTTCCTAAGACCATGATTAGCTCCAGATAGCCATTGTGAATTTGCAAATTGAACCAACTCTAAGATATGTAAACCAGACAGACGATCTGTATCTTTTTCTTTATTCTCATCTATTACTGGCAAAATAGCAACTTCATTCAAAGAGGGGTCCATTTTATCAGGATCTCTAAGACCTTCAGCAATAGCATATCCGCCTCCTTGTGCATCCAAACCTATTCTAACGCACGGAAATACTTGCATTAAATCTCTAATTTTTCTAACGCAGAAAGCATAATAATCATCTACATTAGTTAATCCTAATTTTTTTCTTGCCTGATAATCTTTTTTATTTGTTGTCCAAGAGTATACTATTCTTTGATGCTCGTTGTGTAATTCTAAAACTATAATAGCAAAATTATCAACCTCTGAAGCTGGGTCAATTCCAAATACATACTTACGATCAGACCTTCCTCTTATCATAACATCAAATGGGTCTGGACACCATGAGGGCCAATTGTCTTTAGCTATATTCTTATCGCTTGCTACACAACCTTCAATAGTTGTTCTTTTAAAGAAACCCTGGGAATCTTTAGCAAAACAAGCCCCATATTCCATAAGATAGATACCACTATGCATGGTAGCTCTAGATCTAGAAACCTGTTGGTCATCCATAAATCCTTCAGGAATTAATTCATACGGCATACGAATTACAGAAAATTCTTTGCTATTAAGACGTTTCATATAGTCTGGCAAATCTTCAGACGCTCCATCCTCGCCTGCATCACCAACCATCTTTTTAATATTGCCTTTTATAGTTGACTTATATTTTCTCCAATAATTTGCATAAGGCTCAAAATCATAACCAGCGGTTCCAGATAAAATAGACTGGTTCTTGTGTCTAGAGCTATAAGTTTTTTCTTGCTTTTCGCTCCATTTACCGTCTTTTTGCATAGCCTTTCTTTTTGCCGCTTCTTTTACATTTCCAGCGGGATCTTTAGAAACAGCAGCAAAACCTGCGACAACAGTTTCATAAATCTCTACAGGTATTGAATTAAATTCGTCAGCAATAATAGTATGAGCGCGAAGACCACGAATTTTATTACCATCGCCAAGAGGAACAGCAACAGTCCAACTATCATTTATCTTCAAAGTACATCTGTCAACATCACGACGAGGACCACTAGAATCACTACATAAACTTCTTAAAATTGGAGCATTCTTCCAAATAACGTCCATATATTCAAAAATAACTTTGGACTGCCTAAAGGCAGCACCTACTATAACTATCTTTGAACCGGGAACAAGAAGGTTTCTTAAAGTGGCATATACGGCCAATAAGAAAGATTTACCAAAACCACGACTAGCAATATACATAGGAAATGATTTAGTCCACAACTCCTGCATAATAACAACTTGTTCTGGCAATAAATCAATATTAAGAATTTTTTTAACTGTCCAGTGTATGTAACGTGGATCTCTCATTATCTTCAATACATGAAGATGAAAATTATTTTGACCCCACTCATCTAAGTCTAAAAGAGGATTTACTAAGCCTTTTACGTCTTGTTTTTCAAGCCTTAGCCAAGCATAATCATAACTCTCTACGTCGAAGCTCATGCGCTTTCCTCAATATTCTATAAGCTAATTTCTCTGCTTTATATTTATCTCCACAAGCAATAACATGTATTCCATAATCTTCTCTAGCTGTGTATATAACCTTTCTTATATATCCGGCAGGAATTCTTAATTTATTTCTTATTCTTGAGGGTACTTTAGCAGATCTAGGATAATTATTTATATCATCCCAGCTAAATTCAAAAAGCAAGTAAGAATGTTTGCACTTAGCCATTCTTGACATACACTTTTGCCATCTTTTTTCTATACAATTATGAGCAAATTCATCTATTGTTTGTTTTCTTTCAATACAGATATAATGCTCCAAGCCTTCGACGGTATAATCCCCAGCATCAACTTTGGCTACTTCCGTACCCCAACAATGAGCATTTGGTTCAAAAATCCAACCGTGTTCAGGCTTTTCTCTTGTATCTCTTATTATTGTAAATTTTTGCATCACTTATTATATTTTTTTATTTTGTCTAACATTTGCCATTCTAAAACTTTCATAAAAAAATATTCATAATCTGCTTCTTTTCCTCTGACACTTTCATGACATCTTTTACAAAGCGTTATTCCATTAGCTTCAACATACCTTAGACCTGGGTAATTAGCCCAAGTCTTAATATGATGAACCTGAATGTTTTTGTTAGAACAACATCCAGGCCACTGACACCTATAATTGTCTCTTTTCTTTACATTGTCTCTCCAGCCCCTGTATTCAGGACTAGAAAAATTCCTATCAGAATTATTATATCTTTTTTTCTTATTATAGTTCCTCGTTCGATAATTCGTATATTTTTTCTTTGCCATCAATATCTCTCCGAACCATTCTTGTTACTAGATCTTGAAATTTAACCTTTGGTTCCCAGCCTAATACTTTCTTTGCTTTACTGGGATTGCCTTTAAGATATTCAACCTCTGCGGGTCGATAAAATTTTGGATCAATAACAACATACGGTTCAAAATTGTCAATGCCGATTTCATTGAAAGCCTCATTTAAAAAGTCACGAACAGAGTAAGTTTCTCCAGTGGCAATAACATAATCATCAGGGGTTTCCTGCTGGGTCATTAGCCACATAGCCTTCACATAATCTTGAGCATGTCCCCAATCACGATAAGCATCTAAATTACCCAAACGGAGTTTTGGAAATTCTGGATCATACCCACTATTTACAAATTCGCCAATCCACTTTGTAATCTTTCTAGTAACGAAGTTTTCACCCCGTCTCTCACTTTCATGATTAAACAAAATACCGCAACTTGCATGTAATCCATAACCTTCACGATAAATACGAACTAGGTTATGGGCAGCTAGTTTAGCTACAGCATACGGAGACTGCGGCATAAATTCTGTTTCTTCATTTTGATACTTTTTATATTCACAAAGATTATCTGCTGTAAGATCATCTGCGATAATACTTCCTAAAACATTTTCCAAACAACGGCTAGGAACTTTTTTTTGTGTAAAATTCTTTCCAAACAACTCGCTAGTTGAAGCTTGGTAAAATCTTGTATTAGGTGAAAACCTTTTTATAGCTTCAAGAAAATGAAGCGGTCCTAAAGCATCTACCTGAAATGTATAATCAGGCTGTTCAAAAGAAGTTCCAACATGTGATTGAGCAGCAAGATTATAAATCTCATCTGGTTTATACTTGTCTACAATTGAATACACCGAGCCACTATCTGATACTTCACCTTCGACTAAAATTATTTTATCTTTTATATGGTCTATTCTATATGTACAATTTTCATTGCTTGTTCTTCTTACAAGTCCAATTACTTCATAATCTTTTTCCAGTAAAAGTTCTGCTAAATAAGATCCGTCTTGCCCACAAACTCCTGTAATCAACGCTTTCTTCATATTTTAAATCCTATTGTTTTGTATTTTGTTAAGTAGATAAAGTGTATGAACTAACACATCCATAGCTAAATTTTTATTCCAATATTTTTGAACGAACTGTTTGCCTGTATATATAATATCTTCTTGTAATTGTTTATTGTTTTCTAATGATTCATATACTTCTTCTAGATCGTCTATATCTGCTTCTATACAATGTTTAGAAAAATCTAAAAGAGGATAAAACCATTCTCTCCATGAAGTTCTTCTGTTTCTTACCTTGATAGGTAGTGAATTAGAATACATTTGCCAAGGAAGTCTGCTCCACGCAGAAGTATGACCGTCTACACATAATTGATATTTATATTTTAATTGCTCTTGTATCCCAACCCCCTGTTCAGTATTTAAAATTATTTCATTGTTTAATTCTGGGTAAAGTTCATTAGCCTTTTGAATTGATTTTAAAAAAGAATCTTCGGGAAACATAGGAGGCCTTGACATCCTGCATACAATATTATCTGAATTGGCAGCTTTTGCAGCTAATAATAAACGAGGATTATCTGCTATCTGATCTCCAACATTTCCTGTCCAAGAACCAAAAAAGCACATGCGATTCTCTTTTTGAGACAAAGGAATATCAAACTGATCTACTCTTTGCAAGAATGTTGGTTCCATCATACAATAATTATCAATACTTGGCACAACAATATTATTTGAAAATTCAGCCTTGCTAAAAGAAAGACATGGTATAGATTGTATAGGAAAATCTGATTTATCTGAAAAACAAAAAGGAACAACTAATTTAAAATCATTAATAATTTCTGGGTATTTATGCCAAGCATCATTTATTATTTTACCAATCATATTGGCTCTAACATTTACAATCATTTTCTCCCGGTACAGTTTCTCATTTCCTGCTATACCTATTCTTCCTTTGTCGAACACAATAATAATATCGCTAGGACCATATTTATAGTTTCTTAATAAATACTCGGGGGTAAAAAAACTTTTAAACGAACTTGTTTCTTTTTCAATAAGATTGTGTATTTCCTCTGAAACGATCATTCTGCATCCTCTACAACTGTATCCGAATTTAATAAGGGTTGGTCAACTTCTCCATCTTCGTATTCATGCAATTCAGACAATCTTTTTCTAGCTTTTTCCGCAGCTATTGCTTGAACTTCCATATCAAATCCTTCTTGTTCTCGCATTTCAAGCGTGTCTAATTGTCGCATCCACATGGAAAAATTACTTTTAGCATCGTCCGCAACCCTTTTTCTTTGCTCTCTTGTACCCTTCAAATCCTTGAGATAACGCTCTTTTTTTGTAAGAAGTTTTTCGTGTTCATTAATATATGCAGATTTAGATCCTATAAGAGAACCCATTTGGGTTTGCCACATCGCAATCGCTTGAGTATCTTGCTGTGGTTCTTCTTTGTCCATTTCTCGATTGATAAGACCTTCTAATCTTTCTAAAGAACGAACAATTTCTTGACGGTCTTCCATTGAGCGATTGATAAGAACCTCAGTTCTAATAACCTCTAAGATCTGCATTTCTTCGGTGTGAGTAACATCTTCGTTAAACTGTTTATAAAAATCTACCCAGTTATGCTCAAAGAAAATTATTTCACCGCTGCTCATCTGCTTTTCTAGTTCTTTGTAATAATACCTGCTTCGTAAGGTAGATAACAGGTGTTCCTGATCTGTTAAATCTCTAGCTTTTAAATTTTCTTTATCAATGAACTTTTTGACAGGTTCTATTTTTCTATTGATGTGATTTGCGATTTCTTCTAAAGAAAGATCAAAGCAATTTTGCCGAATATAGTTCATTTCATCTTTAGAAAGCTTTCCTCGTTTTCTTGTCATATATCAATACCTTTGTCTTTTAAAATTTTATGGATATGTTCCATTAGGATTTTTCTTTTACTTTTAGATATATTTATCTTGTTGACAAACCTGATCCAATCTTCGCGAAGCGAAATGGGAATAGAAGAATCAACAATACTGTATATTTCTTTTGAGAAAATCTCATCGTTGATATGTTTTTTATCTTCTAGAATTGGAAGATCCGAAGATTTAGTAGACATAAGGTTTTTCTTGGTTTGGTTCCTTTTAAACCATTTTAAATATATGCTACATTCTTTCATTGAGGAATATTTTGAACATTCATCATTTTTTTTGATGTATGCATCGTATGGGCAATTATCGCAGGGTTTTTCTGGACGGCAATAATTGTTTCTTTTTAAGTTGTATAGTCTATTGCGAATGTGAATCCATAGAAAGTTTTCTAATGGTCTTACACCGTCATAGTTTTCTAGACCTTGCCACGCAAATAGGGCAGCTTCTTGCTTTATATCTTCTAGCTCATAATACCCAAATTTGAATTTTCCTGATAGTTTAGAAGAAATAGAATTTATAATATCAATTACTTCTTGTTCTGTGTATCCATCAGGTATCTTCATTTAGTAAATCCTTGATATCTTTCGGTTTTTTGTCCGATGCTTCGGCTTTTTCTATGTCGGCTTTAGCAGATTCTTTAGCTTCGTCACTATCTACTACTTTAACCACACTTCCTCTAATATTATAAATAGGAACTTTCATATTTTTTCTCCAAAAGTGGTGATATAATATATTATATTATACACCTTAAAACAGATTGGAGAGATTAAAATGAACAATAAGTGGACAGAAAATGATAAAAACTTTTTGCGAGACAACGCATCAAAAATGAAAGATATTGAGATTGCAGAGGCTTTGACAAAATCGTCAGGAAGAATAGTTAGTCTTGAAGCTGTGAGAAAAATGAGGCAAAAGCTGGGAGTTAAAAAAGCATCTGGCAGAGGAATAGTAAAAGTGGTGGTTTAAAATTTAAAAGTGGTCGTTTAAAATTTTATATTTGTGTTTTGTGAGGACCACCTTGGCTTTTTATGGTGTTTATTTTCACATTAAGCATGATTGAAAAAACCCCACCCTATCCCTATCTATTGATGGGGTCGCCCCGCCATCGACGTAAGTCCTTATATAGCAACAACTTACGGCGATATATTTATTTCTAAAATAATCCTAGAATAACTGGACACACCTATTGACAAATGCCGATAAGTATGTATAATGGGAGACATAACAAACACAACACTAACTAAGGAAAACAACATGTTTCAAGTTTACTTTAACAACTACGATTTGATGGGCGATTTCG